TCTTCTGTTGCAAGTAACTTTGCTAATTGTGATTTGATTTCGTATTGGATGGTCATGAGATCTTTGCTTGATATACTCATTATACAAAGAAACCCTACCGTTGGCAGGGTTGAGTGGACACTTTTTTAATCGTCCTTTACTATTTTGGAAAATCCTTTAACCTTATCAAACTGTATCACATTTTCAAACTTATCATTTAAGTCTGACTTATGTGAGATCACAAATATATTAGCACCTTTTATAATATATCGAATAATTTTAAGAAACTCATCAGTGCCAAATCCATCAAGAGAACTATCAAAAATCTCATCAAGAATAAGGAGATTAGTATTGACAGAGTTTTTTACCCTTGCAACCTCTCTCCATGTAAAGAGTAATGCCAAGTCAATACGCATCTTTTCACCTTCACTGAAAGAACTGTATGAAAAATCTTCATGTATTGGAGATTTTACAGTCTCTTTAAACTCCTCATCTAAGGTGAAGTTGATATAGAAATCCATCAATTGTAGATATCTATTGACTTGTTGGTTGATGAAGGGTAGGTACTTTTTAATTATTTTAGTTTTAACACCATCGTCTCTGAGTAGGGAATATGCAAAGTCGTGGTGATTAATGTCTTCTCTCTGAACTGCTAGTTCATCGATTGTATTTTTAAGATTACTCTTAAACTCTTTTAGTTTCTCATGTTCAGTATTTCTGTTTTTAAACTGCTCGGTAGTAATTTGAATTTCTGATTCAAGATCTCTGATTTGTCA